GCCGCCGAGCGCTCCAAGTGGGAGAGCGAGCTGTCCGAGAAGCTCAAGGACTACGAGGCGCACAGGCGGGTCAGCGAGTTCTTCCAGCAGTACAACGGCATGGACCTGAACGCGCTCATGGAGCGCATCGAGCTCGAGCAGCTCAAGCAACAGGCCGAGCAACAGCAGGTTCCTGTCGAGGTCATGCGCCGCATCCAAGAGCTTGAGCAAAAGGCTGCGCTGGCCGAACAGCTCGCCCAGCAGCACGCTCAGGCGCAATGGGAGAAGACGTATCGCGAAGCGCTGGACGCCTATGTCAAGGACAAGGAAGGCGCAGACCCGGAGGCAATCAACAAATATCTGGTTGATCTGGGCGTCTCCGTCGACCCGAACAACATCACGAAATACTTCGACATGGCGTACAGGGCGCTGAAGTTCGAGGAGTTGGCGAAGCGACTCGAGGGCGCCGAGAAGGACGGGATGAAGAAGCTGATCGGCGCGAAGGGTTCGATCCCGGCGAACGTCGGTTCGTCCGGTCAAGGACAGGTGTCCAGCGGGCCGCCGAAGACGTTCGCAGATGCACGGGCGCGCGCAATGGCGCGCCTCGGCGCTACAGAATAATGATTCAGGAGATGATGCGAAATGGCATTCGATCTGTCTGCCGCAAGTGCGGTTCTCAAGGAAGATTACCTGGGCCCGGTCCGGGAACAACTGAATAACGACAATCCGGTCATTCAGAAGCTGGTGCAGAACAAGCAGCAGGCAACAGGTAAACGATTCTATGTGCCGCTGCATATCGGCCGGAACAGCGGCGTCGGCTATCGCGCGGAAGGCGCGGCTCTGCCGGCGGCTGGCAGCCAGAAATACAAGGAATCGACGGCAAACTGCGCGTACCTGTACGGCCGGATCGAAATCACGGGGCCGACCATCAAGGCAATGCGCAATGACAAGGGCGCATTCATCCGCGCCGTCGAATCCGAAATGAAGGGCCTGCTGCGCGACCTGAAAGACCAACGCGCGCGGGCCCTTTTCGGCAACGGCACGGGCATGCTGGCGAAGTTCGGTGCTAACTCCAACACCAACACGCTCACAGTCGACAAGGTGAAATACTTCCAGGTTGGCATGATCATCGACATCCTGCAAAGTGGCGGCACACCTGTCGCGACTGGCCGGACCATCACGAACATCGACGAAGGAAACAAGACCATCACGATCGACGGCGCCGCCGTGACGACGTCGAATACGGACATCGCGGTTGTGACGGGCGACTACAACGTCGAAGCGATGGGCCTTGGCGGCATCATGGACAGTTCGCTGACGCTGCAAGGCATCAACCCGGCCACCAATCCGTGGTGGAAACCGAACCGCATCCACAACAACGGAACGCCGCGCGCGATCAGTCAGCAACTGATGCGGCAGGCTGTCGACCTGTCGGAGATTCGAGGCGGCAAAGTCGACTGGATCACGACGTCGTATGGTGTGCGCGCCGCACTCGAGGCGATCATGCAACAAAACGTGCGGTACGTCCGCCCGATGACGCTCGAAGGCGGCTTCAACGTGCTGGAATACGACGGTATGCCGATCTTCGTCGACCGCTATCACGATTCTGGCCGCATGTTCTTCCTCGATTCGTCCGAACTGGACCTGTACCAGCTGTCGGACTTCGAATGGATGGAAGACGACAAGGGCGGCGTGTTGCGTCCGAAGTCCGGCTACGATGCATACGAGGCGACGATGTTCTGCTACGAAACGCTGGTCACGTACCGCCGGAACGCACACACGGATCTGGCAGACCTGCAAGAGCCGGCCGGTTACATCGCCTGATCGGTTACAGCACATGGAGAGCCCCGAAGGGCTCTCCTATTTCTTTGCATATGGGGAGGGAAAATCGTGGCGCAGTACGACATCCACAGCATCGAGGATCGCCTGCAGGCGATCGACCCGCGCATTGTACGAATCGACTTCAACCACGCCCGCGAGCGGCACGAAATCATCGCCCGGGACAACCACGGAGCAGAGTATATCGCATTCACGGTGCCGTGGGGCGAGCTTGACGCACGGGTTGAGCGTGAACTGTATCGGATCCGGCCGGAACGCATGAACCCGTTCGAGGAAGTCCGTCGGGCCGAGGAACACAAGCAGCGGGCCGAAGATAAAAAGATTCACGACATGGCGACCGATCTGGTCGAGAACATCCAATCTTCATTCCGGCACAAGCCGAGTCGGTCGATTGAATGAAACGGGGGTGACGCATCGTGAACCTGCGCGACCTGAAAGACCGGATCTTCCAGATGACGAACGGGATTTACCGCGATCAGGAGCACATGCGCGTGCTGGTGAATCAGGCGCTGATCGAACTTGCGAAGGCTGCGAAGATTCAGTCGACGGCGACCATCACGACCACGCCGGGCGTCGGCGAATATCCGCTGCCGGCCGACTTCAAAGAGGCAATCAGCCTGCTGGAAGGCACGCCGGACAATCCGGTCATGGAATGGCGGCTGGTTGATCCGATGTCGCCCCTCGGAGGCTTCGCGATTTATAACAGCCAACTGATCATCAAACCGACGCCGCAGGATTCCCGGACGCTGACGCTTTATTACTACGCCTACCCGGCGGAGCTGGTCAGCGATACGGACGATCTGCCGATCGACGACCGTTATGCGTATGCGGTCGCGGCGTATGCGGCGGCCATGATCCTGTCGCTGCCGGGCATGGAGGGTGTGAGCCAAGGAATGATCGACCGTTACTTCCGGTTGTTTGAGGATGCGAAAGCGCGGTTCGTCGCTGACATGCAGCGGAGAAACAAGCGGACCACGGTCCGGAAGGTGGTGGATTGGTGGGCATGAAGACGTATCAATTCACTTGTTGCGTGCGGATCGAGGAGACAGGCGATCTGATGCCAATATATGGCCTTGTGACGCCTCCTGTCACGGCGAACACGCCGACCGAGGCCATGTACCACCCGGACACGATTGCCTTTCTAACCCAGCACAAATGCAGGGTTTTTGAGCTAATCAGGCGGTGATAGCATGAATACATGGAATGCCGGACAAATCCTGACCGTCGTGCGGACAATTAACAAGATGGACATCGACTATTTGGGTCCAGACCAGTCGACGCAGGATCAGACATTGATCCAGTTCATGAACGTCGCACTCTGGAAGCTGGCGCGCCTCATGTACAACACAGAGATCAGCGACGTGCTGACCGTCTCCGGCGATGGTCCGGTCACTTTCCAGAAGGGGCAGGCACCTGTCACAAACATGTTTGAGCCGCTGCGGATCGTGGATGTGAGTTCGGGTTCTGAAATGCCGAAACGGCAGGCATTCACGTCCGCCCGCGGGTGGTACTGCGAGGGACCGAATCAGCCGATCGACATACGCGGCTTCACGGGCGATTTCCAGCTTCACTACATCCGGTATCCGCGCCAAGTGACGCAGGCCAGCGACCCGGTCGATTGTCCCGAATCCGGCTATCACGCGCTGATTCAAGAGATTTCCGCTCTCGTCAAGCTGACGAAGAACTTCTACGATGAGGCCGCCGCGGCGCAGAACAATGCACAGGTCGGATATCCGGCAATCACGCAGGCCGCCATTTCGGCGCGCGGGCCGTCGTCTGGCGGCAATCCACCGTCGTTCCGTGACGCGGACAGGTTGAGGGGTGGTTGATGTGCCAGGCGGAAAGCAACAGGCCGTCGTCTTGAACCTGAGCGTGTCCGGCGGGATCAACACCGTCGCCCAGCCGACGGCGCTTGCAGAGAATCAAGCGCGCTACCTGCTCAACGGCGTGCAGCCCGCCGGCCGTCTCGGCCCCTGCGCGAAGCGGCCGGGAACAATCCCGGTCACGACATCGCCGCTGTCGAATCCGATCCGCTGGATTACAGTTTACCGGACTGGCGCGGATGATCGCATCCTCGTGACCGCCAGCAACAAACTGTACCGTCTGAACGGCACGGCGCTGCAGGAAGTCTCCGGCAATCTGAACAGCTCCGACATCTTCGACGTCGACTTCACGGACGGGAACAGCCAATCGCGGAAAATCATCGTCGACGGCGGCAGCATAAAGGCATATGACGACGCCACGAACACGGTCGCAGCGATCACACCGGCGCCTGACGACCCGAACCCGAATCCGCCGAACGTCTTGAGCAACCTTCACAGCATGGGAATGAAATACTGCTTCAGCTATCAGGGCCATGTGTTCGTGTCGGATGGCTCCGATACATGGTGGTATTCGAAGCGCTACACGTTCGATTACTTCCCGTCCGTCCAATGGGAACGCTGGGTCCGCGAGAACGACTACATGCAGGGCCCTGGCATCTCGTTTGACAATGTGCTGATGCTTCCGATGCGCCGCGGGTGGGGGATTTTGTTCGGCAGCTCGTTCGACGATTTCATCGGGAACCAATTCCTGAACACCCGCGCCGGCGTTGTCGCGCCGCGGTCCATCGCCCGGCTGACCTACCCGGACGGCCGCAGCACCATCGCATACCTGTCGGACGACGGCGTGTACGAAATCTACGACACGCAACTGCTGGACACCGGATCTCGCCGGTATGCGACGCGGTCGATTTCCGTGGACAAAATCGACTTCGACGCCCTCGGCCTGTCCGAGCAGGAGAAGGAGGCGGCGGTCGGATACTTCGACCCGCGTACGAACCTGTATTTGCTCCGGTTCAACCGCGGAACCGAACGGCTCTGCTACGCCTACGATGCGCGGAACCAGGAATGGTATCCGTGGACCAACATCAGGGCTGCCGGCTTCGCGCGGAGCGGCGCAGAGCTCTATTTTGCCGGTGAGACGGGCCACTTGCATAGGTTCGATCCGAACGAAGGCAGCGACTGGGACAATGCGTCGAAGACGAGCGGCACGCCGGTGGAGTTCTGGCGTATATCCGACCTGATTGCGCTCGAGCGAACCGGGAAGATGAGTGTATTCGACGAGCTCATCATCTTCGCCCGCCAGTACGCATCGAAGTCCAGTCTTGACGTTACCGTGGTGTTCTACAGCTCGAAAGTTGAACTCGAGCGGGCGCTGAAGAATCAATACATGAGCTGGAACGTGACGGAGTGGAACGAGGCGGCATGGGCGAATCTCGACTATACCGATCTTGTCAGCGCGCCGAAACCGCTGATATTCTGCCGCTCGTCCTACTACGCGCAGATCGTTCTCAAGAACGACCGCGATGAACTGTGCGAAATCTACGACATGACGCTCAAAGGTCGTCTGTCCGGATATTGAGGTGATGCCGAATGGCGCGATTGCCAGCAGACCGAACGAAACTGAATGCGGCCGTCCAAAACCAGCAACCGTCAATTGTCGCAGACGCCATTGCAAACCGCGAAGCGCTTATCGAGGCGTATGACACCATCGACATGCTGTATAACTTCACCGCCGGACTAGTTGCCGGCGGTACGCTCCAGCCGTACCCACACGGCCTCTACCGCAACGCCATCATCAACGGCAACTTCGATGTGTGGCAGCGGGGGACAATTTTTGGATCGGGCGTATATACGGCAGATCGATGGTTGGGGCTATATTTCGGCTCAAATACCCAATATTCCCGTGAGACGATAACTGACCTTCCGGGTAGTCAGTACGCTATAAAGGTACAAAACATTTCGGGCCAATCAAATTTTGTTGGAAGCATTGTGCAACGAATCGAATCCGTCAACGCTGCATTGCTTTACGAAAAAACTGTAACTTTGTCTTTTAAGGTAAAGTGTACGGAAAACAAAACATTTTCAGTAATGGTTCGCAGTCCGTCCGCCAAAGACAACTTTTCGACCACCAACACCAGGCACGCAAAGAGCGATTGTCAAGCGATCGCCAACACATGGTCAACGGTTGTATTTACGTTCCCTCTTACCGATCCAGAATTTAAGAACGGTATAGAGATATCCATTGGCGATCAGAATGTTGACCAAGAGATAGCCGTTGGTGGGTATTATCTCTTTGCTCAAGTGCAGTTGAATGTCGGAGATATTCCGTTACCCTTTCAACCGCGCAGCTTCGCGGAAGAACTGGCGCTGTGTCAGCGGTATTACCAACGCGGGTTGCAGTATCGATCTGTCGGAACGTTTTATGCGCCCAGCGCGGCATCAATTATCGTACCTCATATCGTCCCTATGCGCATAGCACCAACGCTTGGGAAGATTCCGGGTACATCAATTATGCTCGATGATATTGGAGTCGGTGAACTGACAACTTCCAACTCGCCGTTCAACATCATCGCATCAGAAAACGCAAGCAAGTTCGATATAGATGGCTTTACAGGTGCAAACCCATACAGGTTTGCGCGGTTGCTCAACGACTCCATCTATCTTGACGCTGAGTTGTAAGGAGGCACGCCATGCGTACAGGAGGCTATAACCACTACATCCGCACGAACGAAGCCGGGGAGATCGTCCACGGCTTTTCTGATGCGTTTGAGCAGCCGCAGGACGGCGACATCCTCATCTGCGAGGACGGGCCGCGTCATTTCCATCTCGCCCATCCGTGGCCGCTCCAAAACGAGCGCGGGCAGTATCGGTTCCGGTGGGTAAATGGTCAGCGGGTCGCGAAGGCGCAGGATGAACTTGATGCGGAGTGGGCTGCGCGACCGCCGGGTCCGCCGACACATGAACAGCGGATGAGAGCGACTGAAGACATGCTGCTTGAATTCCTGCTGGGAGGGACGATACCATGACGCAAAGCGAAGCTGCAAAGAACTTCCTGCTTTCAATGTGGCTCCAATGCCGCATAACGGCAAATCAGGTAGAGCTGGCCTATCAACTCGGACGTATAACTGAACAAGAGCGCGACGAAATTCTCAATACACCGCGCCATTGCGAATGATTTATGGTAGAATATCCCTACCAACACATGAAGAAGGTGGTAGGAATGCGGCGGAAACTCTCACTCCTGATCGCCCTGCTCTTATTCACGTTCGGTGCGACATACGCGACCGGCGCAGGCGGCCAATTCGTCAAGGTGTTCGTTAACGGCAAGCAAGTGCAGTCCGGCCAGATTATTGACGGATCGACGATGCTTCCTCTCCGGGCCATAGCCGAAGCGCTCGGCGCAACCGTGGAATGGGACGGCAGCACACGCACGGCGAAGATCACCACAAAGGAGCCGCCGGCAGAAGCGCAGCCCGGACTCACGCTGGCAGAGCTGAACAAGATCGGCGAGTCGGTGCCGATGCTTTTTATATATGACGCGAGCGAAAATTACATCGGTCAAGGATCGGGATTCGTGTATAACGACCTGATTATCACGAACCATCATGTCGTCGAAAACGCCGCGCGGATCGAAGTTTGGTTCGGCGGCAAGGTGGAGAAGGTCGCGGCAAATCTCGTGTTTGACAATCCGGAAGCCGACCTCGCCGCATTCCGACTGTCGGGGTATCCGTCGTTGAAGTTGAGCAGTACGGAGCCGAAGAAAGGCGATAAGGTGTATGTGCTCGGGCATCCGGATCATAAGTTCACGATTACAGAAGGCACGATAACAGCTTTCACGACATACGGAAATGACATCTCGCACGACGCAGTAACGAACCCCGGTTCATCGGGCGGACCGGTAGTGAATGCTTCCGGCGAAGTGATTGGGGTCAGCGTCGGCGGCGGCCTCCATCCAAAGTACAACACCGCGGTTAACTTGAACAAACTGATCGCGGAACTTAATAAACTCTGATTGAGAGCGCCTGTTCAGGCGCTCTTTCTATTTGACTCCATTCAGCCAGAGCACCCCCGGAAAGGGTGCTCTTGCTATTTTCGGGGGTGTTTTTTATGGCGACGAACACCGTCAAGGTGAAATCTGTAACGGTAACAAAACCCGGAACGTCTACGCCGGTTCCGCAACCGGCATCGGGGCTCACGGGTCTCGGGGCCGCGCTCGGAAACGCGATCAAGTCGAATCAATCTATCCCGCAGCCGAAACAGCCGTCTGCGACAACGGGTAACCCTTCGATCCCGCAGCCGACGACCCCGGTCAAGAACGCAGCCACGTCGCCGGGAACCGCGCCCGCTACCGGATATGGCGGCGCAACCTATGGGACCAACGCCGCGACCAACCGGGCGATTGAAGCGAATCAGGCGAAAATTCAGGACCCTGCGTTTCGTCAGAGCGAGATCGAGCGGACGCTTCAGGTGATCGCGGAGCGGCAGGCGAAGGGGATGGATACGAGTGCTCAGTACAAGTACCTGACGCAGAATCTGGGGTTCAATCCTGGCGTGATAAATTCGCCACAACAGCCCACGATCCCGCAACCGACATCCGTTCCGAATCCGGGCGTGTTCGTGCCGCCGACGCCAACGCAGCAGATTCCGATCCCGCAGCCGGCGATACCGGTCCGCGATCTGGCGGCGATCGAGGCATACGTCGATCAGCAAATTGCGGCCGAGCTTCAGCGGCAACGGTCCGCGGCCGATCAGGCCATCGCCGCAGCGCAAATGACAGCGCAGCAACAACTCCAGGGACTTCAGACCAGCTACGACCGCACGCGGCAAGACATCGGCGAAAACCGCGCGGTTGAGGACGTGAGTAACGCCCGCCGGCTGTCGCCGTTCAGCGGCCGCAGCGACTATGCGCTCGGCATGATCGAGCAGGAGCGTGCCCGGACGGACCGCGAAATGCAGGAAGACTTCATGACGAGGCAAGCGAACGTGAATCAGTCGCTCGCCCAGCTTGAGAACGAGATCAACGCCAAATACAAGGCGCTTCAGGATACGGTCGGCGCCGAGCGGCAGCGGCTCATTCAGGAAATTCTCGAAGACGAACGCGCATACGAGCTCGCGCTCCGCGGCGAGAACCGGGCGGATGTCCTCGCGAATTCGCAGCTCACGAACGCAGAATTCCAGCGGGCATTGCAAGCGTACATGGCAAACCGGCAGGCGTTCGAGAGCGACCGCGCCTTCGACTGGTCGCAATATCTCGACGTGGTCGACCGGACCGGCAACATCAACCCGAACGTATTGGGCGGCCAATCGTCGACTTACGGTGCGAATCCGTATGCTGCACTTGCGGCAACCGGCGGATCGCAGCGGACGTTGCAGGGCCAGGCATTCGATCTTCAAAACAAGCAGGCGAACCTCAATGCCGCGCTTGCCGTTGGCGAGGCAACCGGCCGGTTGGTATCGCCGCAGGGCGATTGGGGCGGACTGTTCCGTCAAGCGACCAACCCGAACACGCCGCTTAACCTCGCCGGGCGTCAATTCCAGGCGAATGAGCAGCAACGTGCGTTCCAGAATGACCTTGAGCTCCAACGGTTCCGCGAAAACGTCCGTCAGTTCGGACTCGAATACGCGGCGCGGCAAGCCGGCCTCTCGCTCGAACAGGCGCGCCTCGAGCTCGCCCGCGACGACAACGCAAGGCAATGGGCGGCGCTCGACTGGCAGATGCGGCAGGCAGAGCTTGAGCGGCAGAACCCCCAATACAGCGGCGCGTCGTTCAATCAGGTTCTGGACAGCCTGCGGTCGCAGTACATGGAACCGGTATTCAGGACCGACGCGCTCGGTCAGCAGACCCGGGTCGGCGAACAACTCACGCAGAACGCAGCGAAGCGCGAAGAACTGTTCCTGCGGATCGCATCGCTCGGTCTGCCGGCCGATCAGGAGAACCAAGCGATGCTTCTGATGGGCCTCACGCCGGATGAGATCGCGTTGTTCGACCGGAAATATGGTTTCAATCAACGATAAGGAGGGTAGGCGGCCATGCCGAGCCGATACGAACAGCTCCAGCAACGCGGGGATGAAGCGAGAAGACGGGTTCTCGAACGCTTGAGCCAACCCGTCACCACGCCGACGGTGGCCAGCAGCGGCCGCCTGTCTCGTTATGAGCAATTGCAGCAGATGCGCTTGACGCAGCCGATGCAGCAACCGGCAACAACACAGACGATGAAGGAAGCCGCGCGACAAGCCGCGCCCGAACGGTTCGCGCCGGAACTGCAGCGCGTCCAGGACTTCACACGGCCGCAATTCATCGACAAGTTCCCGCGAACTGAGGTGAAGGCCGAGTCGAAGACAGAGACGAAACCGGCGAAGAAGGGACTGGCCGCGCAGGCCGGCGCCGGCAAGTTCACGGAAACGATGTTCGCGATGGCCGGGGATGCGCTGGACAATCTGACATTCGGACTGACGGACAAACTGACCGACCGCATCGAACGGTACGTCCGCGGCGACCGCGAACGCACGCCGCAGGAAGAACAGGCGGCGCAACTGTTCGGCATGGTCGGATACCTGGGTGCTGGCGCCGGGGCGTACCGGGCCGCAAGAGGGCTGACGAGACAGGTCACGAAGCAGCTTCCGAAACTGGCCGACGACGCCGCGGCGAAGGTGCTCGCCCGGACGAACGCTTCGCCGATCACCGCAGCGACAACACGAATGGCTGCACAGAGCGCAGGGCGGGCCGCCGGGCACGCGCTGACCGGGGCGACGGCGGGGGCGATCTTCCAAGCGCCGTTTGAGGCCACGGAGGCGGCATTCGGGAAGAACAATCAGACAATCGGCCAACGCCTCGGCGATATCGCGGAAAGCGCGGCACTCGGTGCCATCCTCGATCCGATCGCGGAATCGTACATCGGAGCCGTCGGCAACATGCTGCGGCGCACGACCCGTGCGTTCGAACCGACGCGCGCCCGTGTCGTAAAACGGCCGTCGCTGGATCAAGTGCTTACCGAAATCAAGCCGATCGTGCAGGAGCGGATGACGCCGCCGCTGGAAAACCCGCGGGAGTTGGCGCGGTGGATTCAGCAGAACAGCGGCATCCCCGATCTCTCGCTGAACGAGATCCGGAAGTTGTCCTATGAGGGCATGCGGCAATTGGCCGAAGACATCCGCCGGAACATGAACATCTACGACACGTCCATCGCCGTCGCTCGGGAACGCGGGTATGATCTCGAAAAACTGCTGGCGGGCCCGCGCCGAGTGTCGCCGGAAGCGCTGCAGCGGGGCCGCGAAACACTTCGCATGCGTGAGATTGCCGGTGTTCCGCTGGTGCGCTCGCAAGACCCGACATGGGCGGAACGTGCTTCTCGGATGTCTCGGGCGGAACAGCTCGCCCAACGGTCGGAAGTGCAGCCAGCGCAGGCAGCACAACCCATGACGGCCGCCCGCCCGCGGCAACTCGAAGAACTGCAGCCGGCGCGCACCGTTGATGACGATGTTCCGTTCGCCGACGAAATCGAACCGCCGGAGCTCGACGAGATCGCGCCGCGCGTCAGGGACCGGGTGAACGCCTTCGCCGATCGTCTGATTGAAAGCGCCCGCGCAGAGTTGGCAGCCAGCAGAAACCGGTTGAGCAGCAACCCGGTCGACATCTACGCCCAATATGCGAAGATTGGCGCCGGCTACATGCTCAAGGGCGCGGTGCGGCTGGCAGACTTCACCGAGGCAATGGTCCGGGACTTCGGCGAGCAGATACGGCCGTATGTCCGAGAAATCTACCGGCGGGCGAAGGATCAATACAAGGTCATCCAGAAGCAGATCGAGTCCGAAGAACTCGGCCTGACCGGTTTTGAGGGGCAGAAGCTGAAAGACCTGTCGACGATCAACCTGAACACGGCAGACGTGTACCGCAACTTCAAGACGGTGTTCGGCCCGCACTATGAGAGCGTGAAGCGCGCCATCCTCGATCCGTTCGACGCCGCGAAGGG